TCAGGCGGCGGCGATGCGCTCGACCGCCGGCTGCTCGGCTTGCTCGGCCTGCCACTGGTCGTAGGCGGCCTGCATCGACAGCCAAAAACGCGCGGTGGATAGGCCGGCGCGCTCCAGGCGCACGGCGAGGTCGGCGCGGATCGGCTTGCGGCCGTGCACCACGCCGGACAGGTAGACGCGGCTGAAATGCAACCGGCGGGCGGCCTCGGCGATCTTGATCGGGGTTTCCTCGAGCACCGTCTGCAGAACGGCGCCGGGATGCGGGGGGTTGTGCATGGCCATGAGCCTCCTAGTGGTAGTCGAGATAGTCGAGCAAGTCGGTGTCGGTACCGTCGAAGCGGAAGATCACCCGCCGGTTGCCGCTGATGGACAGTGACCAATAGCCGGCCAGGTTGCCCTTGAGCGGATGCAGGCGAAATCCGGGCATGTCGATTTCCTCCGGGGTCGCGGCCTGATCCAGTACCCCCAGCACCAGGCTTAGCCGCTTCGCATGGGCCGCCTGTATGTCCCGGTACTGCCGGTATCGAAGAAGGCTTCGGGCCCTTGTGCTTGTAGGTCTCAGCCGTCGGCAAGGTGTAATCCTTTGGCTTACACCCGGAACTACCCCTCGTGCTGTTGCTTGTCCCCCTCAGACCTACAACCCCCACGCGTTGTCGCGCTGTGGCTGTCGTTCGACCATGCCCGAAACCTTCGTCCCGATGCCGCGAGACCACCGGCACCGTCGATCTCACCCGTTCCCCCGGCCCGTTCTTCCACCCGAACCGGCCGCGACCCGAGGAGCTGCGCTGATGACCACCATCCTGCGTACCCAGCAAGGCGACACCCTTGATCTCGTCTGCCTGCGGCATTACGGCTACACCCGCGGCGTCACCGAGGCCGCCCTCGACCACAACCCAGGCCTGGCCGAACTCGGCCCGGTCCTGCCCATCGGCACCCCCGTCACCCTGCCAGACGTCCCCACCACGGCCACCGCCGGCACCGCCGTGCAACAGCCGGTGAACCTCTGGGATTGATCCCATGCGCGAGAAACCCGACATGCCCGACCGTCCCGATACCTGGGCCTTCCTGATCGCCTGGTTCCAGGACCACTGGCCTTCCTTCTATGCCGGCCTGATCGGCACGGGCGTCGCGGCCCTGCGCGTCGCCTACGGTGGCGGTACCTGGCGCCAGATGCTGCTGGAGGCCCCCCTGTGCGGCCTGATCACCGTCAGCGCCTGCGGCGGCTTCGAACTGTTCAGCCTGTCCAGCACCACGGCGCCCTTCTTCGGCGGGGTCATCGGCCTGCTCGGTGTCGAAGGCGTGCGCAAGCTGGCCGATCGCTATCTCGACCGCAAGGTGGATCTGCAATGAGTGCGGCCCCGTCATTGCGCCAGGGCGACCAGGGCCCGGCGGTGCAAGCCCTGCAGCAGGCCTTGGCCGCCCAGGGTTTCGCGCTCGTCGCCAGCGGCACCTTCGACGCAACGACCCTGGCCGCCGTCCAGGCTTTCCAGCAGCGGGCCGGCCTGCCGGCGGACGGTCTCGCCGGTCCGCGCACCCTGGCCGCGCTGGGTGCAGCTGGGGATCCCCGCCAGTTGGCCCGCGCCGATCTGCAGAACGCCGCCGCCACCCTGGCCGTGCCCCTGGCGGCCGTCCAGGCGGTCACCGAGGTCGAGTCCCGCGGCAGTGGCTTCCTGGAAGACGGCCGCCCGGTGATCCTCTTCGAACGCCATGTCTTCTATGCCCGCCTGGTGGAGCGCCGCGGTCGCGCCACGGCCGAATTGTTGGCTCGGGACTATCCCAATCTGGTCAATCCGCAGCCTGGCGGCTATGGCAATGGCGCCAGCGAATGGCAACGGCTCACCCTGGCGCGCCAGCTCGACGAGAATCTGGCGCTGGAGTCGGCCAGTTGGGGCCTGTTCCAGATCATGGGTTACCACTGGCAGACCCTGGACTATGCCGACATTCAGGACTTCGTCGCCCGGATGACGAGCGGCGCGGCCGCGCAGTTGGAGGCCTTCGTACGCTTCCTGCGCGCCCAGCCGGGGCTGCTGCAGAGCCTGCGCACCGGCAAATGGGCGGACTTCGCCCGTGGCTACAACGGCCCCGGCTATGCGCGCAATCTCTATGACATCAAGCTGGCACGCGCCTTCGCCCGCTACCAAGCGGAGTCCGCTCGATGAGCCACGATCCGCAGCGTCCCACTTACGACGGCGACGTCTTCGTCCTGCCGGCTGGCGCTTCCTTGGAAGACGCCGAACGCCTGGCCGAGACCATCCAGCGCGCCAGCCCCGGGGTCAAGGCCATCGTGGTGGTCGGCGATCCACGCCACCTGGATCGCGCGGCGCTCGGCCACGCCGGCTGGCAAGCGCTATGAACCTGTTGGCGGCACGCCTGCTCGGCGCCCTGGCGCTGCTGGTCGGCTGCGTCCTGCTGGGCCTGTTGCTGCATGCCCAGCAATTGCGCCTGCAACTGGTCGGCGCCGAACGCGACAGCGCCCGCCAGGCCGCCGGCACGGCCCAGACCGAACTGCGTCAACTACAGCAGATTCTGGACCAGCAGCGCGCCGCCCAGCAGCAACTCCAGACCACCCAACACGACCTGCGCCGCGAACTGGATCTTCGCCGGCGCCGGTTGCAGGAGCTCGAAGATGAAAACCGCGATCTCAAGGCCTGGGCTGCTCAGCCTCTGCCTGCTGCAGCTCGCCGGCTGCGCCAGCGCCCCACCCTCGACGGTGCCGGTGCTTACCGTGACTGGCTGTCCCATGGTGACGCCCTGCCAGCTACCGGCCACGGCGCCGCGCAGTAACGGCGAACTGCTCGCCGACGCCGACACCCTGGAGGCGGCGTGGGCCGACTGCGCCGCCCAGGTCGACCAGATCTACACCCTGCAGCAGGCCCACCATGAACAAACCCGCTAGTCTTCGTGCCCAGCTGCTCGCCAGCATCCCGGAACTGCACGACAACCCCAACCGCCTGGCCCTCACCGTTACCCAGGGCCGGCTGCACTGCACCGGCGCCACCAGCCTGTCCTGGGAATACGCCTACCAGTTGCGCCTGACCCTGACCGACTTCGCCGGCGATGTCGACCTGGTGCTCCTGGCGCTGCTGCTCTGGGTACGGGAGAACCAGTCCGACCTGCTGGTCAGTCTCGACCAGGCCGCCCAGGGCATCGGCTTCGAGCTGACCACAAGCGGCCTGATCCTGCTGCTGCCGCTCACCGAAAGGGTCGTGACCCAGCGCCAGGCGGACGGCTCCTACCAGCTGAGCCGCCCCGCCGAGCCGCACTACAGCCCCTACCTGGACGCCGGTACCTGGCACCTCGCCACGGCCGACGGAGCCCTCAGCGAATGGCAGTCCAGCGCGGCTGGCGACGCCGTTGCGCTGGCCATGCCGCATCCGAGGCGTAGTCAGGCCTGAGGGTGATAGCTGCTGGGGTGGCGACATTCGTCACCCTTGCTTGTCGACCCGGCCACCACAACCCGGGCCTGCTGCACCCAGTCCGGGAGCCCGCCATGCTGGCTGGTACCGAGAGCTTGCAGACAATCTCGCTAAGCCACGCCCGCTGATCCACCGGCAGACCACCCAACGTGGCGGCCGCTTGCCTGGAACAATCCGCCATGGTCGACACCTTCAGTCCCATAGATCTCAGCCAGTTGCCAGCGCCGACCATCATCGAGGCGCTGGACTACGAATCCCTGCTCGCCGAACGCAAGACGCGTCTGATCGGCCTCTATCCCGCTGCCGAGCAGGCGGCCATCCGTACTCGCCTGGCGCTGGAATCCGATCCGGTGACCAAGATCCTGCAGGAGAATGCCTATCGCGAACTCATCCTGCGCCAACGCGTCAACGACGCCACCCGCGGCGTGATGCTGGCCTTCGCCCGCGGCAGCGACCTGGACCAGCTCGGCGCCAACTTCGGCGTGACCCGGCTACTGCTGCAGGCCGCCAATCCCAATGCCATCCCGCCCAGCGCCGCCGTCTACGAATCCGACGACGATTTCCGCGCCCGTATCCAGCTCTCGCCCGAGGGCTACACCACCGCCGGCAGCCAGGGCAGCTACGTCTTCCACGGGCTGTCGGCCGATGGCGACGTGCGCGACATCCAGGCCATCAGCACGGCGCCGACCCAGGTAACCGTCTATGTGCTGTCGCGCCGGCCTTCGGGCCAGGCCTCGCCAGCGCTGCTGGCCAAGGTGAGCACCGCCCTGAATGCCGAGAAGGTCCGCCCGCTGACCGACAAGGTGACGGTGCTGGCGGCGAACATCGTCGACTATCAGGTCGAGGCCGAACTGACCCTCTATGACGGCCCCGACGCCAAGGTAGTGCTCGACGCCGCCTACAAGGCGGTGGAGGACTACGCCGCCAGCGTGAAGAAGATCGGCTACGACGTGGCCATCTCCGGCCTCTACCAGGCCCTGCATGGTGCCGGCGTCCAATCGGTGAAGCTCAAGCGGCCCGAGGCCAGTCTGGTCCTCGGCAACGGCGAGGCCAGCAACCTGACCGGGGTGACCCTCAGCGTGGCGGGGGCGACCGATGCGTGACCTGCTACCACCCAACAGCACGCACCTGGAACGGCGCCTGGCCCAGGTCGGTAGCGCCATCAGTGACGTGCCGGTACCCACCCGTTCGGTCTGGAACCCGGACACCGCCCCGGCCGAACAACTGCCCTGGCTGGCCTGGGCGCTGTCGGTCGACGCCTGGGATCCGCTCTGGAGCGAGAACCAGAAGCGCCAAACCATCCGCGCCAGCCTCCAGGTCCACCGCAGCAAGGGTACCTTCGGCGCCATCAAGGACGCCCTGGCCGCCCTGGGTTTCCCGATCCGCGTCCAGGAGTGGTACCAGCAGACGCCCCCTGGCCAGCCCGGCACTTTTCGTCTCCTGATCGAAGTCGATCAAATGGGTGTCCCTAACAGTAGTGCCTTGCGCTTCCTGCCCGTGGTCGAGGCGGCCAAGAACCTCAGATCGCATCTGGACACCATAGAGCTGCACATCGCCACCAAGGCGCGTACCTACCACGGCGCAGTCACTGCCGCCGGTTTCGAGCTGACGATCCGTCCCTCCGACACCCAATACGCCGCCTTGGAGCCTGGATTCGTCCAGGCGGAATCCGGGCTGCACCAACTTATTAATGTGGACCTAGTCCAGGCGCTGGAATTGAAAAATGGCTGACTTGACCCTACCCGAGGTAATCACCCGCTTTCGGAGTAACGAGACGCGTATTGCCGACTTCACCAACGGCAATGCCGCGGGCTACTACACCACTGTCGACGGCAAGAAAGTCGAGACGTTGCCAGACCTTGGCACACGGCTAGCAGCGGCCATTGCCGCGGCCAGGGGCACGTCCGATACGCTCAAGGCATCCACCGGCGCGGATCAAATCGGCTACGGGAGCAAGACAGTCGCAGCAGCATTGAGTGAACAGACTACCACACTGACGACCATGCAGAAGGCAGTTGACGCCGCACTGCCGTTGACAGGTGGTACCTTGACCGGGCCGCTGCTGCTAGCCGGCGGGCCAACAGAAGCACTTCATCCAGCCTCGAAAAAATGGACCGAAGATCTCGTTGGCGCCTACTGGAAACCCAAAGTCGGCGATACGCTGGTCACTACTGCCAAACTTGATGCAACCTATATCCAACCTGGCGCTATCTATCTACAGTCGGCTTATCCCGAGTTGTTTGGCCTGCTCGGCTTCATTGATGCCGACCAAGCCACCAATATAAACCAGTTGCCGAGCAGCATTCAAAAAGACTCCGTTGTCGCCTATGGCCAGGACGCCGTCCTGATTGCGGCAGAATGCTCTGGAAGCGGGACTTCTTCCATCTATCGGAGTACAGACTACGGTAGCAACTTTGCAAAGGTTTTCACCTTGAGCAGTGGCGTCTTCTATCAGATTGCCAGCGATACCAGAGGGGTCTGGATTGCCGTCGGCAACAACGGAGCGTTGGTCAGAAGTGATGACAACGGGCTCACTTGGACCCAGATAAGCGCGCCGCTCATCGCTGGCATCAGCAACTATCTCATAAACTGCATTGCAACTGATGGCAATGGACTATGGATTGCCGGTACTGAACGCCAAGAAGGATGTACCCTCGTTTCAAGTGACAACGGCAAGACCTGGACGGCTCGTGGAACCGGGTCCACTACCTATTTCCCCATCGGGCTGGCAGCTGGTACCGAGGGTACCTGGGTCATGTCATGCAGGGTAAATGGGCAGCTTTGGCATGTACGCAGTGTCGATAGCGGGAAAACGTGGACCAAGACTGCTACTGCTTATCCTTACTATGCCTATGGCGATAGCGATTATGCCAACCTCGAAGTTTCGGGCGTGGCATTCGGTGCTGGAATCTTCGCTGGGCTGTACTCAACCTTCACTAACTTTTCTGGAAGTTACTACTACAGACTTGGCCTAATATATAGCCTCGACGGAGGGATAAACTGGCTTCATTACGGACTGGTGTCCGGGGACTCAATCCAACCTCGCGTGGGCGGTATACATATAGACAAGGAGGGAATCATAGTCTGCGCCAACTCACGACCAGCCATGGGATATAACCAAATATTGAAGCTTACAGGACTACAATCAAGCCAATCCTTGAAAGCATCCACGACAAATACCTCCGGACTAGTCAGCTCAATTACAAGCAATAATCTTTACACCTGGAACTACACTTGTGGCGTCACTCTCTTCAGATCTGATCCGGCTTACAACATAAAATCCTTGTTCAAGGTTCCAGCAACTGTCGTACAACCGCCCCCCTATAAAACCTACGTGAAGGCGAAGCTGTCGTGATCACAACCTATTTCTGGGACATGGATCGGCTGTATTCGGGCACTGCTGAACTGGACGAGAACGGTGCCTTTCCTGAAAACTCGACGTTCGATCCGCCACCCGTCCTACAGGCAAAGGAATATGCGCTGTGGACTGGCTATGGCTGGACAGTCACTACCACTAGACCTTCCCGCGTACAACCTCCAATAGACGCACTAGCCATAGATGCCGAGCGCGACCGCCGGGTCGCCTTAGGCTTCACATTCCAGGACCATCACTACCAGACCCGTACGGCCAGCGACCGCGAGAATATCCTCGGCGCCATGAACACCGCCCTGGCAGCGATGATGGCCGGTGCCAAGGCCGGTGACCTGCGTTGGGCCGATCCGGAAACGGACTTCGTCTGGATCGCCAGCGACAACCAAAGAGTCCCGATGGACGCCCAGACCACCCTAGCCTTCGGCCAGGCCGCCACGGCGCGCAAGAGCCAACTGGTACTTGCCGGCAGCAGCCTCAAGGCCATGACCCCCATTCCCCAGGACTTCGCTACTGATGATCGGTGGCCCGCATGAGCCCAGCAACCTTTGCCGGGGTTCCTGAAGGTCATCTGCCACAGGACTGGTACTCCACCGCCTGCTGGGGCGCCCTGCGTCCCCACGGCACCAGCCCTTTCATATCCGTCAAGGTAACCTGAGTATGGACTTCCACACGATCCACACCGCCTATGGTCTCAGGCGCCTGGCACAGGCCGAAAGCAGTGGTCTTGCCATCAACCTGACCCACGCGGCCGTGGGCGATGGCAACGGCAATCCGGTCACCCCGACCGAGGGCATGACCCAACTGGTGCGCGAGCGCTATCGCACCCCGCTTAACCGCGTCTACCAGGATCCAGACGACCCACGCGGCTTCATCGCTGAGCTGGTCATCCCAGCAGCCACCGGCGGCTTTACCCTGCGCGAAGTTGGTCTCTACGACGATCAGGGCAGCTTGTTCGTGATCGGCAACCTGCCGGATACCTATAAGCCGGTTGCCGGTGAAGGCGCCTATTCCGACGCCATCCTGCGCGTGCAATTCCTTGCCGCCAATGCCTCCGTCATCACCCTCAAGGTAGATCCCAATCTGGCAGTCGCGAGCCAGACCTGGGTAATCAATACCTTCGCCAAGGCCATGGTGATTCCCGGTGGCACTACCCACCAAGTGCTGGCCAAGACCGGCAACGCCGATGGCGAGTACGCCTGGACCGACCCGACCAGGGCCAATGTGGTGGTGAATGCCATCGAAGAGTTGCAGACCCTGGCGGCCAACCAAACCCAGCTAACGCTGGCCAAGACCACGACCGTAGGCCTGGCGGTCTATGTCGCAGGAACACGGCTGCGCGCTGGCGAGGAATGGACAGCGACAGGTAGCACCAGCCTTTCCCTAGCCAACAGCTATCCCGCCGGGACCAAGATCGTCTGCGCTCAGAACGATCCCCTCGGGGCGTTGATGGATCCCCTAATGCGCGCCCAGAACTTGGCCGATCTGCCGGACAAGGCCAAGGCCCGGGCTAACCTGGAGCTTTACAGCAAGAACGAGGTGGACGCTCTACTCAGCCGGGTGCCAGCCGGAACCGTTACCTACTTTGCGGGTGGTAGCGCACCGGTAGGTTGGTTCAAGGCCAACGGTGCGGCGGTGTCGCGTAGCGCCTACGCCGAGCTGTTCGCTGCCCTAGGCACGGCCCACGGCCCTGGCGATGGCTTCACAACCTTCAACCTACCTGATCTTCGCGGCGAATTCGTCCGCGGCCTGGACGACGGTCGAGGGGTCGACAAGGGCCGCGTGCTGGGCAGCGCCCAGGATGGCCAGAACCAGGAGCACAGTCACAGCGGCCGGGCCGCTACGGCCGGTGCCCACTCCCACTCCTATATGAACACCGACACCTTCGAGACCAGCACCAGTGGCCTGTCGGGCGGTAATAACTTCACCGACCGCGACAGCTACTACAGCACCAGCACCAACGGCGACCACAGCCACGCCCTGACCATCGACCCTAGCGGTGGCAGCGAAGCCCGGCCACGCAACGTCGCCCTGCTGGCCATCATCAAGTACTGAAGGAGTGCCCATGGACAAGCTCGTCTACCAGCTCGACCACGCCGGCTTCTACCTGGGCGAGACCGTCGCCGACGCCTCACCGCTCGATCCCGGCGTCTATCTCTTGCCGGCACGCTGCGTGGAAAAGCCGCCGCCCGCCACCTGGGAGGATAGCCAGTGGCCGCGCTGGGACGGCAGCGCCTGGCGCCTGGTCAATCGTCCCAGGGCCTTCGCGGCCGAGGACCCGGTCGACAAGCTCAAGGCCTTCCTGGCCGCCAACCCGGACGTGGCCCGGCTGATCGGCACCGCCTGAACTTGTCGGCCGCGCGCTGACAACGCCCGCCAGCTGCGGCGCTCCCGGACGGGCGCCATGCTGGCGGCATGAATGAATTCGCCGCGCTTTCCCGCCTCCTCGAGAACCTGATCCGCCTCGGTACCATCGCCGCGGTGGACCACGGCAGTCTCACCGAACCCCGCCCCGCCCGCGTGCGCGTGCAGAGCGGCGAGCTGCTGACCGGCTGGCTACCCTGGCTGACCCTGCGCGCCGGCAGTAGCCGCGAGTGGGACCCGCCGACTCTCGGCGAGCAGGTCGTGCTGCTCAGCCCCAGCGGCCAGACCACCCAGGGCATCGTCCTCTGCGGCCTGTTCAGCCAGTTGCTGCCGGCCAATGGCGACCGCGCCGACCTGCACAGACGCAGCTACCCCGACGGCGCCGTGATCGAGTACGACAGCCAGGCCCATCGCCTGAGCGCGGTGCTGCCCGAGGGTGGCATCACCCAGCTGACCAGTACCGGGGGCATCACCATCGTCGGCCCCATCACCCACCAGGGCGACTACACCCAGACCGGCAACCAGCAGGTCACCGGCCAGGTCACCGTCAGCCAGGACGTGGTGGCGGCCGGCATCAGCCTGGTCAAGCACAAGCACGGCGGCGTCCAGAGCGGCGGCAGCCAGACAGGAGCACCCGTATGAATCGCAACACCGGCCAGGCCCTGGGCGACCTCGAGCACCTGCAGCAATCGGTCACCGACATCCTCACCACGCCCATCGGCAGCCGCCTGATGCGGCGCGACTACGGTTGCGACCTGTTCCGCCTGCTCGACCAGCCGCTCAACGGGGCCCTCGGCCTGCAGGCCAAGGCCGTCGCGGTGATCGCCCTGCTGCGCTGGGAGCCGCGCCTCAACCTGACCCATATCGATCTGGTCCAGGGCGATCATCCCGGCCAGGCCTTCATCGAGCTGGAGGGCTACAGCACCGTCAACGACGCAGCCGTTAGCCTGCGCGCGCCACTGGTTCTGGGGGGCCTGTCATGACCACCTTCACCCCCATCGATCTGAGCCAGCTGCCGGCGCCGAGCGTGGTCGAGCCGCTGGACTTCGAAAGTCTGCTGCAGGCGCGCAAGGAGCGGCTGGTCAGTCTCTGGCCCACGGCCGAGCAAGCCGCCCTGCGTGCCCGCCTGGCGCTGGAGTCCGAGCCGCTGACCAAGCTGCTGCAGGAAAACACCTATCGAGAATTGCTGCTACGCCAGCGTGTCAACGAGGCAGCGCTGGGCACCATGCTGGCCAAGGCCCATGGCAGCGACCTGGAACAGATCGCCGCCGGCGTTAATCTCACTCGCCTGGTCGTCGCCGTCGCCAACCCCAACGCCCTACCGCCCACCGCGGCCGTGCTGGAGACGGACGATGCCCTGCGCGAGCGGGTACAGATGGCCTGGGAGGGCCTTAGCGTGGCCGGGCCGCGCAACGCCTACATCCTGCATGCGCGCAACGCCAGCGGTAAGGTCGCCGACGCCAGCGCCACCAGCCCCAGTCCGGCGGTGGTGACCGTCACCGTACAGAGCCTGGAGGGCGACGGCAGCGCCTCGGCCGAGTTGCTGGCCATCGTTAGCCAGGCCCTCAACGACGAGGACGTGCGCCCGGTGGGTGATCGCCTGATCGTGCAATCGGCGCAGATTCTCAGCTACCAGGTCAAGGCCATGCTGCACCTGGCCAACACCGGTGCCGAGGGCGAGGTCATCCTAGCCACCGCCCGGCAACAGCTGGCCGCCTACGTCAACCAGCGGCGTCGCCTCGGCGTGCGGGTGTCGCGCTCCGGCATCGATGCCGCGCTGCACGTCGCCGGCGTGGCCTGGGTCGAGCTCAAGGACTGGCAGGATCTGACGCCGACCGAAGCCCAGGCGGCCTACTGCACCGCCAGCACAGTCACCCTGGGCGAATGACCATGAAGGCCTTACTGCCGCCCAGCAGCACCCCACTGGAACGCCTTGCCGCCGAGGCCCTGGCCAGTATCGGCGAGGTGCCGGTCCCGCTGCGCGACATGGCCGATCCCGACCGTTGCCCCGAGGCACTGTTGCCCTACCTGGCATGGGCCCGTTCGGTGGATCGCTGGGACAGCACCTGGAGCGAGGTCACCAAACGCCAGGTCATCAAGTCCGCCTACTTCGTCCACGCCCACAAGGGCACCATCGGCGCCCTGCGCCGAGTGGTGGAACCCCTGGGCTACCTGATCCGCGTCCACGAGTGGTGGCAGGAGAGCCCGACCGGGATCCCGGGCACCTTCCGCCTGGACGTAGGGGTACTCGACAGCGGCATCACCGAGACCATGTACGAGGCCATGAGCCTGCTGATCGACGACGCCCGCCCGATCGGCCGGCATCTGATCGGTTTGGCCATCAGCCTGGAAACCCGTGGTACCGCAGGTGTCGGCCTCGCGACCTACCAGGGCGAGATCCTCAGCGTCTACGCCTATCAGCCCGACGCCATCGTCGTCAGCGGCCAAGCCCTGCTCGGCGCCGGCAGCACCCACATCCTCGACACCCTGAGCATCTATCCATGAGCCAGACCTACTACGCCATCCTCACGGCCATCGGCGAGGCCAAACTGGCCAATGCCGCGGCGCTCAACACCACTTTGAAAATCGCCAAGATGGCGGTCGGTGATGGTGGCGGCGCCGTGCCTACGCCCACACGCACCCAGACGGCCCTGGCCGGTGAGTGGTACCGCGCCGGCCTCAACACCCTGAGCGTCGATCCGAGCAACACCAGCCAGATCATCGCCGAACTGGTCATCCCCGAGGCCACCGGCGGTAACTGGATCCGCGAGATGGGCCTGTACGACAGCGACGGCAACCTGATCGCCGTGGCCAATACCCCACCCAGCTACAAGCCACAATTGGCCGAGGGCTCCGGCCGGACCCAGGTGCTGCGCATGATCCTGGTGGTCAGCAGCACCAGTGCCGTGGAGCTCAAGATCGATCCCAGCGTGATCCTGGCCACTCGGCAGTATGTGGACGATGCCATCACCGTGGCCGTCAATCGCTTGGATTTCAAACAGTCGGTGCGGGTGGCAAGTACGTCGAACCTCACGCTGAGTGGTACCCAGACCGTCGATGGCGTGGCCCTGGCGGTGGGTGAGCGGGTGCTGGTCAAGAACCAGAGCAACCCAGCGCAGAACGGCCTCTATGTAGTCGCCAGCGGCACCTGGCCGCGGACCGGCGATGCGGACGCCAATCTGGAAGTGACCCCGGGGCTGCTGGTGCCGGTCGAGGCCGGTACCAGCAACGGCGACAGCCTCTGGCAGCTCACCACCGATGGCGCCATTACCCTCGGCACTACACCACTGGCGTTCGAGATGGCCGCAGGCCCCACCGATAGCGCGGGCACCTTCCGCAGCGTGACCGTGGATCGCCGCGGCCGGGTGGTGGGCGGTACCAACCCCAGCACCATCGCCGGTTATGGCATTTCCGACGGCCCCGGCGCCTTCGGCATCGGAAACCGCCAGGATTGGCGTACCGCGCTGCTCGATATCACCGCAGCGCCCCAGACCTTCTATGGACGCGGCACTATCCATGGGATTGCCAATGGCGCCACCGATGGACCTCGCGCCCTGGCGATACCGGCCCTTGGCCAGGGTATCGTCAACGGTACCTGCACAGTGAATGCCCAGTGGGGCGACTACACGGGGCTAGAATCCTTCAGCCGCGAATTCAGAACCGGCAACCGGGTATTCATCTCCTCGGCCAGCAGCCCCACGGCTTGGTCGGACTGGGTCGAGGTGTTCAGCACGGGCAACTCGGGCCAGTGGGCCTTGCGTAACCTCCTGATCAACGGCGACTTCGACTTCTGGCAGCGCGGTACCTCCTTTACCGGTACCGGCTATTGCGCCGATCGCTGGCGGATCGACAGCAACACCAATGTAATCCTGGCGCGCGGCAATGCCTCGGTGCATAACGGCAGGAACAATCTGGTCCTGACGCCCACCGCCGCCAATAACCAACTGGGCTTTGCGCAGACGCTGGAGAGTTCGGCAGCGATCCGCCTGAAGGGCAAGAAGACGACGTTCTCGTTCCAGGCCTATGCCGACACCAACCAGATCCTTACCGCCTATATCTACAAATCGGCGACGGCCGATTCCGCAGTGGGTGGCTCGGGCGGCTGGACGATCCTGACCCACAAACGCTGTGAAGTGGGCCCCAAGGTACAGCGCTATAGCATCACTGCCGATATTCCCAATGACGATACGGCGAATGGCGTGCGGGTGGCCTTCTCCATCGAGAACATCGTTGCCGGGGCGGGCAGTATCGCCATCTGGGCTTGTCAATTCGAAGAAGGGGTAATGGCTACGCCTTTCGAAAAGCGGTCGCTGACGCAGGAGCTACAGCTCTGCCAGCGCTACTACGAAAAATCCTATGACCCTGACGTTCCGCCAGGTACGGGCTGGGCTCAGGGCTGCCATATCTCGGCAGCGGCGACGAAGACCACCGTCGGCGCTCCAGTCGTCTACTACAAGGTTCCCAAGCGGATCAGCCCTACGTTGACGTACTACGCCCTCAACTCCGAAACGGGCAAGAGCTCGATGGATGGACAAAGCATCAGTGGTCCTTCCGGCTCCGCCTATACCACCGCACTGAGCGGATTCGAACTCTTTTGGTCTTCTGGCGTACTTACCGCTGGCGCCAATATTCATCAGCACTGGACAGCGGACGCGGAGCTTTGACGATGGATAACGACATGACGCTATATCGTATCGCCCTCGACGGCATTACTCGCCTAAACGATGGAGCCTTCATCCCTAACCACCCTGGCAACCGCGACTACCAGGCTTATCTAGCCTGGTGCGCGGCGGGCAACGAGGCCGAACCCCTGCTTTCACTGAGCGAGGCCCAGGCCTTGAAACTCACCGAACTTGACACCACCTGCGCCGTCGCCATTCTCGCCGGCTTCTACTCAGACGCCCTCGGCCAGTCCCATCACTACACTGCCAAGCTCACCGACCAGAGTAATCTGCAGGCGGCGGTCTTGGCCTCCCTGCAGCCGGACCTGCCGACGGGCTGGACCACTCCCGTCTGGTGCCAGGATACCGCTGGCGCCTGGGCTTACCGCTATCACACGGCCGCCCAGATCCAGAAGGTCGGCATCGCTGGCAAGGACGCTATCAACGCCTGCATCGCGCGCAAGATCGAGCGGGGGCAAGAGGTGGCCAAGGCCATGACGCTGGACGAGGTGAACGCCATTCTCTTGTAAACGCGCCCTTGGCCTAAACGGTAACGGCTCCCGGACCGGAGCCGCTACGCCGCCGTCTCATCTTGTAGTCGTCCTCGCTACAGCCCCCACCCCATGACCCAGCTCCCTGGGTCCGCCAGCCTGTGCAGCGTCATCCTTTCTCGGCGCTTTCCTCCATGGCCGCTCCCGCAACGCTCCGGTGCCCTTCCTGTCCTGCGCATCGCCGTTCCCGCCCCCGCTCCATCCGTGCACCGGAAGACCAGGAGCGCGTACTCGTCGGCGCCTCTCGCCCGCTCCACTCTCGCGGAGTCCACCCATGATCGATCTCTCGCAACTCCCCTCGCCCACCGTCGTCGAGGCCCTCGATTTCGAAACGCTCTTGGCCCAGCGCAAGGCGCGCCTGCTCGCCCTCTGGCCGGTGGCCGAGCAGGAGGCACTGGCCGCCCGGCTGGCCCTGGAATCCGAGCCGCTGACCAAGCTGCTCGAGGAAAACACCTATCGCGAACTGCTGCTGCGCCAGCGCATCAACGAAGGGGCCAAGGCGACGCTGCTGGCCTACGCCAGCGGTGCCGACCTGGAGAATCTGGCCGCCTGGTACGGCGTCACGCGGGCGCTGGTAACGCCGGCCGACGCCACCGCCAAGCCGCCACGCGCAGCCGTCTATGAAAGCGACGAGCGCCTGCGCCAGCGCACCCAACTGGCGCTGGAAGGCTTCACCACCGCCGGCTCGCGCAACGCCTATCGCTACCACGCCCTGTCCGCCACACCCCAGGTCAAGGACGTGGCCATCCTACGGCCGCTCCAAGGTACGGTACGGGTGGTGGTGCTCGCGGCCACGGGCGACGGTACCCCTGACTCCTCCCTGCTGGCCCAGGTAGCGGCCTCCCTCAATGACGAGGACGTGCGCCCGCTTTGCGACACCGTCGAGGTCGGTGCCGCCGCGATCGTCACCTACGAGGTGAAGGCCACCCTGCAGCTCTACCCTGGCCCCGAACTGACCGTGGTGCGGCAGAACGCCCTGGCCAAGGCACAGGCCTATGTCGCCGAGCGCCATGCCCTGGGCAAGGACGTCACCCGCTCCGGACTGTTCGCTGCGCTGCACCAGAGCGGCGTGCACAACGTGCGCCTGGCCAGCCCAGCCAATGACCTCGCCGTGACCGCCGACCAGGCGGCCTATTGCAGCGCCATCAGCCTGACCACGGAGATCCTCGATGACGCCTGAGTCGCTGCTGCCACCCAACCGCACCCGCCTCGAGACGGCCCTGGCCGCGGCCGGCGCCGACCTCGCGGCGCTGCCGGTGCCCTTACGCGATCTCTGGAATCCCTGGCAGTGCCCGGCCGGCCTGCTGCCCTGGCTGGCCTGGGCCGTCTCAGTGGATGACTGGGACGCCAACTGGGGCGAGGACAAGAAGCGCCAGGTCATCGCCGACTCGGTCCGCATCCATCGCCACAAGGGTACCCGTGGCGCGGTGCGCCGGGCGCTGGCCAACCTGCTCGGTAACCAGGATTTCACTCTGCTCGAAGGCGCCCAGGGCGGTCATTACGACAGCCGCTACGCCTACGACGGTGAGCGCTTCCACGGCCATGCCGAGCACTGGGCCCAGTACCGGCTGTACGTCAAGCAACCCATCAGCGTCGCCCAGGCGGCGCTGATCCGCAGCACCTTGGCCGATGTGGCCCCGGCGCGCTGCGAGCTGCTGTCCCTCAACTTCACCGCCGCGCTCAACGACCACAGCGGCACCTTCCACTACGACGCAAGCTTCACCTACGGAGTCGCCTGATGGCCAATCTCACCGAACAGAACCAGTACGAAGACGGGATCTACCAGATCGAGAAAAGCGACCCGGTGGTCGGCGGTGCGGACGGCATCTCCAACCGCCAGGCCAACCAGTTGGCCAACCGCACCCGCTGGCTCAAGACGCGCCTGGACGGCCTGCTCGACTCGCCGGTGCTGACCGGCAAACCCACCGCCCCTCGCCCGGTGCCGGGCACCACCAGCGACCAAGTTCAGACTGCTGCCGGCGTGCTGGCGCAACTGGCGGCCTTCGGCGTGGGTGCCGAGTCGGTGAACGGCATCGACTTGAACCTCAACCAGGCCGGGCTTGGCAGCGCCGTCCGCTACGAAGGTACCCAGGGCAAGGCCGTCGCCCAGAACTACCCACGCGTCACCGCTACCGACTCCGCGCTAGTCGCCTTCGACGTCATCACCCATGGTTCGTCCATCCGCACCGTGCAGCTGGCCACCGAAATCTTCGGCACCTCCGGTACCCGGGCACGTTCCTTCATGCGCGTCCGGCATGACAATACCTGGTTCGACTGGCGCGAGCTGGCGATGACCGACACCCTGGCCAAGGTCGCCACCGGCGGCCGCTTCGCCGATCTGCCTACTGAAGTTGCCCACTGGCTAGCTGGAAAGTCGGCAGCCAAGGGTCTTAAGGTCGTCTACCTGCAAAACCAGGAAGAAACCGGAAACGTAGCGCTGGAAATGGCGAACAGCGGTGGCTATACCGTCTGCTCGCTGCAGGCCGTTCAGGATGGGAATGGTGGTTGGGCTCAGTGGCTTTCCTACACCCCTCCAGGAGAGGCGACGAAGGACAGACGAGTCGGTTGGCTGGGTATTTCTACCGGTGGGGAGGTGAAGATTGGCAGCGCGACGCTGCCTGCGAGCCGTACCGGTCAGCTACTGACCAGCGAAGGTGATCAGGCGGTCAATGGGACCAAGCGTTTCAACGGTGAGGTCCAGACCACCAACGCTAACTGCTGGCGCCACACAGGCAGCGACTACGGCTCTTTCTGGCGCAATGATGGAACCGCCCTTTACCTGCTGCTCACGGCCAAGGGTGATGCCTATGGCACCTGGAACGACTTACGTCCCTTCGCGGTGAATCTGGCCACCGGCCGGGTAGCCATGTCTGCCGGACTAGAAACCCTGACCCCCATTACCAACGACAACTCGAACAACGCGGCCAACACCGGCTGGGTCCAAACCGAGATGGCGCGGAAAAAGGCGATGTACCGTTTCCAGAACTCTGGCACCTGGATCTGTCCGGCCGGTGTGACCAAGGTATGGATCTCGGGTTGTGGCGGCGGTGGCGGCGGTGGCGGTGGCGCTGGATACGATGGGAACAACGTGTCCGGGACCGGCGCCGGCGCGGGCGGTGGCGCAGGTAACTCCGTGGTCCGCACACCCATTGATGTCGTTCCTGGAACGTCCTATGCCATCACGATCGGCGGCGGCGGCTCAGGTGGCCTGACGGGAGGCGTCGCGTCGACTGGTGGCCAGGGCACACCTGGCGGATCTACGGCCTTCAGCAACTTGCTGACCCTCGCGGGTGGTGCCTCTGGCGCGCCTGGCAATGTCAGCTACGGGGCTGGCGGAATCGCGACCGGCATAGGCGCCACCTCTGGCGGCGATGGTCAAACCGTCAATAAAGGCGGCAATGGCGGATCGGGCGGAAGCGGCCCATTTGGCACGGGCGGCGGTGGCGGTCGTGCCGGCAACTCAAATGGCCAGGCAGGCGGTAATGCAGCTGGTTTTGGCACGGGTGGCGGCGGTGGTGGCGGTGGCTACGCCGGAACATCCGGTACGGGTGGCGCCGGCGGCGCCGGCATGCCGGGACTTCTGATAATCGAACATTGAGAGAATTACCATGCGCTACGCACATTTCGACCCGATAAGCCGCGCCATCCTCGGCTGGCTGGATACCGAGGCCTTCAGCTATCCCGAGCTTCCGCCCAAGGAGCAACTGATAGAGGTGTCCGACACCGACTGGGAACTCAGGACCGGCAACTGCTGGTATCTCGACACCGGCGACCTGGTAACCCAGGCTCCTGCGATCGACCCCTTGCTCGAACTCCAGGGGCAGATGCGGGTATGGCGAGACAATCAGCTAACCGCAACCGACCGCCTAGTCACCCGACATCGCGATGAGATAGATCTCGGCAAGGACACAACGCTTGCGTCCGAGCGTTATCAGGAACTCCTGATCTATCGTGACGCCTTGCGTAATTGGCCAGCGACGACGGGCTTCCCAAAGGATGAGCAGCCCTCGCCACCAAGTTGGCTCTACAGCTAAACCAGCCTGTACCGAAAAGCCCCCAAACCGGGGGCTTTTCATTTCTAGAACCAGCCAACCTTGCAACCTGGTGCCTTGTAGCCCCAACCCCCACAACCCCCCCGCCACGACAGGCGCAAGGGATTGCGCCAGCCTGTGCAACGTCACCTAACCATCTGCGCAGGCAAACCCTCATGGCTGACTATCATCACGGCGTCCGTGTCCTCGAAATCAACGAAGGCACCCGCTCCATCTCCACCGTTTCCACCGCGGTCATCGGCATGGTCTGCACCGCCAGCGACGCCGACGCCACCGCTTTCCCGCTGGACACTCCCGTCCTGCTCACCAACGTCCAGGCGGCGGTCGCCAAGGCCGGCACCAAGGGCACCCTGGCGGCTTCGCTGCAGGCGATCGCCGACCAGTCCCAGCCGCTCGTGGTGGTGGTGCGGGTCGCCGACGGCGCAAACGCCGCCGAACTGACCAGCAACATCATCGGCGGTGCGGCCAACGGCAAGTACACTGGCATGAAGGCCCTGCTGGCCGCCAAGGCCCAGCTCGGCGTGACCCCGCGCATCCTCGGCGTGCCCGGCCTGGACACCCTGGAAGTGACCACCGCCCTGGTGGCCATCGCCAAGCAGCTGCGCGGCTTCGTCTACGCCAGCTGCAACGGCTGCGCCACCAAGGAAGACGCGGTCACCTACCGCGGCAAGTTCGGTGCCCGCGAGCTGATGCTGCACTGGCCGGACTTCCTGGCCTGGTCCACCACCACCAACACCACCGTCACCGCCAACGCCACCGCCCGCGCCCTGGGCCTGCGCGCCCAACTGGACCAGAGCATCGGCTGGCACAAGACCCTGTCCAACGTAGCCGTCGACGGCGTCACCGGCATCAGCAAGGACGTGTTCTGGGATCTGCAGAACACCGCCACCGACAGCGACTACCTCAACGGCAAGCAGGTCACCACCCTGATCAACCACGACGGCTACCGCTTCTGGGGCTCGCGCACCACCAGCGCCGATCCGCTGTTCGCCTTCGAGAACTACACCCGCACCGCCCAGGTGCTGGCCGACACCATGGCCGAGGCGCATTTCTGGGCCAACGATCGGCCCATGCACCCGAGCCTGGTGCGCGACATCGTCGAAGGCATCAACGCCAAGTTCCGCGAGCTGACCCGCCAGGGCTACCTGCTGGGTGGCGAGTGCTGGTACGACGCCGACGGCAACGAGAAGGAGTCGCTCAAGGCCGGCAAGCTGTTCCTCGACTACGACTACACCCCAGTGCCGCCGCTGGAAGACCTCACCCTGCGCCAGCGCATCACCGACCGCTTCCTGGTCGACTTCGCCGCCCGCGTCAACGCCTGAACCTGATCCGGCGCGCCCCCCGGGCGCGCCTCTGGAGAGCATCCCATGGCCCTGCCCCGCATCCTCAAGAACCTCAACCTGTTCAACGACGGCAACAGCTACCTGGGCGTTGCCAAGTCCTGCACCCTGCCCAAGCTGGCGCGCAAGATGGAAGCCTTCCGCGGCGCCGGCATGAGCGGCCCGGTCAAGGCCGACATGGGCCTCAGCGACGACGGTATCCAGCTGGACTGGACCCTCGGCGGTCTGGACCTGACGGCGCTCAAGCAATTCGGCGCGGTCGGCGCCGACGCCGTGCCGCTGCGCTTCGCTGGCGCCTACCAGCAGGACGACAGCGGCGACGTCACCGCCGTGGAGATCGTCGTGCGCGGTCGCCACGAGTCCATCGAGATGGGCGAAGCCAGTGCCGGCGGTACCACCGAGCACAAGATCACCACCACCTGCAGCTACTACAAGCTGACCGTGGATGGCGTCACCGTCATCGAGATCGATCTGCTGGCCTTCGTCGAGAAGGTCGACGGCAAGGATCGTCTGGCCCAGCAACGCGCCGCCCTCGGCATCTGACCCCGCCCGGGCCCGCTGCGGCGGGTCCGGTCCACCCTTCAAGGAATCTCCCCATGACCGCTACCAACCAAGACAACCTCGTGGTGCTCGACCAGCCCATACAGCGCGGCGAGACCCGCATCGAAGAGCTCAGCCTGCGCAAGCCCACCGCCGGCGAACTGCGCGGCGTATCGCTCTCCGAACTGCTCAACCTCAACGTCGACGCCATCGTCCGCATCGTCCCGCGCATCAGCCAGCCCAGCCTGAGCGAAGCCGAGGTGCGCGCCCTGGACCCGGCCGATCTGGTCGACCTGGGCGGGAAGATCGTCGGTTTTTTGCTGAAGAAGTCCGACAAGGCGGCGCTCTTCCCCGCCACGTAGAGGATGCGATGGCGGATCTCGCCATCACCTTCCACTGGCCGCTGGACCAGCTCGATGCAATGGGCCTGGCCGAATTGATGGACTGGCGCGAACGCGCCCGTATGAGAGCCGCTCCCGATGGCGAATGACCTTCCGCTCCGCAACCTGCAATCCGTTCTGGAGCGGGTCATGGCCCCGCTCAAGCGCCTGGCCGGCAACGCCGCTGGCCGCGCCGCCGCCCGGGGCCAGGACCGCCTGAAATCCGTACAGCCAAAGACGGAAAACGTCGACGCTGACCCTGAAAAAAAGAATGAGACCGTCGCCCAACGTAAGAGCGTCGCTGAGCGGCTATCCGCAGCCGGCAAAAAGAGTTCCGAGACCGCCAAACAGATCGTTGGCGTCCTGAGCCCGGCCTTGGATGAAGGCAAGAACTTCAGCCAGGAGGTCACCCGAGTGGGTGCCCTCAACCTGGGCGAAGAGGCCACCGCCGACGCCGTCAAATACGCCAAGGCCATGCGCGTCTATGGCTCCAGCACTACTGAAAACCTGGGTTCCATGCGCAAAGCCCTGGAGGCTTTCGGCGACCTCAGCAGCGCCAAACTGGCAGCCCCTACCTTGGCCAACCTCCAATTCGCCAACCACGCCGTTTATGGCAAGGAAGAAGGGGCAGCGAAATCCGCTCAGTTCACCGCCATGCTGCAGGTCATCGCCGCCCGCGGTGGTTTGACGGACGAGGCCAGCTTCAAATTGCAGGCTGACGCAGTCCAAAAGACCTTGGCCAATACGCAAGGGCGAGTCGCGCCCCCGGAATGGCTCAAGGTGGTGGAAAAAGGTGGGCAAGCCGCGCGCGGCCTGAATGCCGACGCCTTCTACAACGGCCTTGAGCCGCTGGTGCAACAACTCGGTGGCGACAAGGTGGGCGATGGCCTAGCGGCCAGCTACCGCAACCTTTACCAGGGCAGCACCACCCGCGCGGCGGCGAACAAATTGCGCAGCCTGGGCCTGATCAATCCTGGTCAGACCAAGGTCAATGGCGACCGCGCCACCATCGACGCCGGTGCGCTCGTGGGCAGCGACCTGCTCGCCCAGGACCAGACCGCCTGGCTGCAACGGGTGTTGCTGCCCGCGCTCCAGGCCAAGGGCATCACCGGTGATCGCCAGATCCTCGACACCATCCGCACCATCCTGCCCGACCAGGCCGGTGCCGAACTTTTCACCCAGATCTATCAGCAGCGCGATCAACTCAAGGAGAGCTCCGCCAAGACGCGGGGCTCCCCGGGTATCAATAGCCTAGTTACCCAGGCACAAAAATCTCCCGAAGGCGCCGAACTCGAACTGCAGGCACGCAAGGCCGATCTGTACCGTCAGTTGGGCTCGACCATCCTGCCGACCTACGTCAAGGCGCTGGAGATCGTCGCGGCGGTCACCCAGAAGGTGACCCAGTGGCTGGAGGACAATCCCAAGACCGGTGCCGTACTGGTCGATCTCGCCATGGGTGCGGGCATCCTGTCCGCCACCTTCGGCGCCCTGGCCACAGGCCTGGCTGGCGTGATAGCACCCTTCATGGTGTTCAAAGGCATGCTGAGCATGACCGGCCCTGCGCTATCCGGCAGCCTTGAGTTACTGAGTAAGCTGGGTGGCGGTGTCCTGAACGGAGCCGGTGGCGGCCTGCGACTGCTGGGCGAAATTGGCATGGGGGCCTTCAACCTCCTCATCAATGGCGTCCGTCTCCTCGGTGCCACCATGCTGGCCAATCCCATCCTGGCCATCATCGCCGGCATAGCCGCCGCTGGAGCCTTGATCTACGCCAACTGGGGCACCATCGGTCCCTGGTTCACCGGTCTCTGGGAAGAAATCAAAGCAGGCGTTTCCGGAGGCCTTGGTGGTATCGCCAGCGTGCTGCTCGATTTTTCACCGATCGGCCTGATCTATCGCGGCTTCAGTGCCTTGCTCGACTACTTCGGCTTTGACCTACCGAGCAAGCTCAGCGAACTAGGTGGGCAGCTGTTTGGCGGCCTGCTCGATAGTCTCGGCACGAGTCTGACCTCCATCCAAGAAACCTTGCTACCCTTCTTCGGTAGCTTGTGGGAAAACGTCAAGCAAGTAGCTGCAGAGGGTCTGAGCGGTGTTGGCACTCTGATCCTGAACTTTTCACCAGTTGGCGCGCTGTATCAGGCTTTTTCCGGTTTGCTGGACTACTTCGGCCTGGAACTACCAGGCCGATTCACCGAGATGGGCGGCCAATTGCTGAGTGGCTTGGTCAATGGCATCAGCTCTGGTCTGGGTGCTGTCCAAGAAGCCATAGGTAATGCTGGGAACAGCGTCATCAGCTGGTTCAAGGAAAAGCTCGGCATCCACTCACCGAGCCGCGTCTTCGCCGATCTAGGTGAGTTCACCATGGCAGGTCTTGCCCAAGGTTTGGCCAGCGGTGAAGCTGGCCCCCTGGCCCAGTTGACCGCGACCACGCAGCGTCTCGCCGGTGCCGGCGCCCTGGCTCTAGGCCTGGGTGCCACTGCCACACCGGCCCTGGCCGCCCCCTTGGCCGTCAACGACCACCTACCTCTCGCCAGCACTGTCGCTACAGCCCCCATCGGCAGTGACGTATTCAACATCACCATCAACGCCCCGGCCAATGCGAATCCCCAGGATATCGCCACCCTGGTGCGCAGCGAGATCGCCTTCTACAAGGCCGACCAAGCCGCACGCAACCGCAGCAGCCTCCGGGACTGGAGTTGACCACCATGATGATGGCCCTTGGGACCTTCGTTTTCAGCTTGCACACCCTGGCCTACAGCGATCTCAAGCGTGATACGGCCTACACCCACGCCGTGACCAAGCGCGTCGGCGCCCAGCCGGCCCGCCAGTTCGTCGGCAAGGGCGACGACTCCATCACCCTGCCCGGCTGGCTCGCCCCTGAGCTGGCCGGCTCGCCCACCAGCCTCGATGTGCTACGCCTCATGGCCAGTACCGGCAGCGCCTGGCCGTTGATCGAGGGCTCCGGCCGGATCTACGGTCTCTGGGTGATCGAGAGTCTCAACGAGACCAAGACGATCTTCTTCTCGGACGGCACGCCGCGGCGCATCGGCTTCACGCTCACCCTCAAGCGCATCGACGACAACCAGGCCGCCGAATTCCTCGGGACCGCGCTGGCCGCCACCAATGGCCTGCTGCGGAAGCTCCTATGATCAGCGAAGTCCTGGACCCCTCCACCGGCCAACTGCGCCGAACCTCCCTGCGCGGGCCAAACCATGGCGACTATCCCCAGCCGATCTATCGCCTGCGGCTCGATGGCAAGGACATCAGCGATCGCCTGGCGCCGCGCCTGGTCAGCCTGGAGTTGACCGACAAGCGCGGCCTGGAGGTGGACGAGCTGACCCTGACCCTGTCCGACCACGACGGCCGCCTGCCCCTGCCGCCGCTCGGGGGCACCCTCCAGCTGGAGCTGGGCTGGAGCAATACCGGCCTGGTCGACAAGGGCACCTACCTGATCGCCGAGATCACCCATAACGGCGCGCCGGATCTGCTCAAGCTGCGCGCCCGCAGCGCCGACCTGAGCAAGAGTTTCAAGACCCAGCGCGACCAGAGCTACAGCAACACCACCCTGGGCGAGGTACTGCGCATCCTGGCCGCTCGCCAGGAGCTTACCGCCGCCGTGGATGCCACCCTGGAGGCGAAACCGATTCTCCAGCTGGACCAGGCGCGGGAATCCGATGCCAACCTGCTGACCCGCCTCGGTGAAGAATACGATGCCGTCGCCACGGTCAAGGCCGGGCGCCTGTTGTTCATGCTCAAGGGCCAGGGCAAGACGGCCAGCGGCAAGGACCTGCCCCACATCATCCTCAGCCGCCAGGACGGCGATCAGCACCAGTACCTGCTCACCGTCCCCAACGATGGCGTACGCGCCTATTACTACGACGTGGATCAGGGCAAGCGCCTGGAAGAGGTGGTCGGCGATGGCAAAAACCCGCGCGACCTGCGCCACACCTACGCCAACAAGACCCAGGCGCACCAGGCGGCCGAGACGGAATGGCAGAGCCTGCAGCGCGGCGCCGCCACCCTCTCCTACCACCTGGCCCTCGGCTGCGCCGACCTCATCCCGGAACTCAGCTATACCCTGACGGGCATCAAGCCGGAGATCGACGACATCATCTGGTACGGCGGCGATATCAAGCACACCCTCAACGTGGATGGCGGCTTCGTCACCGAGCTGAGCGGCTTGCAGGCCAGGCAGCCGGAGGATTTGGTCGCGGATCTGGTGACCGAGGTGCCGCCTAAATACAGCGGTGTGCTGGCCTATTACCGGGACCCGGCGACCGGCAAGCAGGTCAGCCTTACCCAGGGCGACCAGGGCAATCCCTACCATCTGCGCTTTCTCTATTCCAGCAAGGAAGCGGCGCTCAAGGCCGTGGAGCGCGAAGCCAAGAAGATCGAGGAGCGCCAGGGGGCGGCCAAGAAATCGACCTGAGGCGAGATGCGGCAGCAGGACACGGACCCGTAGAGCCATAGAGCCGTTAGTCAGAGGCCGATACCCCGGCTGGGGCGGCCTGGCGAGTCCGGAGCGGACTCAGTGCGGGCGGGGCAAAAAGCGCGGGGCGACGGTCGGCTGGTCGGCCCGGGGCGGCAACGGCCCCTGCACCTGCAGCAGGCTGTGCGCCAGGCGGCAGAGGGTCATCTGATCGCTGCAGGACAGCTGACGAAAGGCCTGTACCAGCTCCAACTCGAAACGAGTGGGGAGCAGCACCGGTTGTCGCTCGTGCCATAGGGGTGTCAAACGCGCCTGATCCATCGGTCGCCGCCTCCAAAAATACTGTATGCAGATACAGTACATTTTTGTGATACGGATCGCCAAGTGCTTCTCGTCGTAGTTGCGCAAAAGCTTGCCAGGCGTGCGGAACCCCCTGAATTAGGCCCTGTAGCTCACTGGCCCGCATCCAGGGCGCCGTCGGCCACGGCCATGGCGAAGGCCATGCGTCGCACCGCGTCCCGGCTGGCGTCCGACATCCCGCGGAAATAGCCGAGCAGCTCCGCCTCCAGGCTGGACAGTGCCGACTCGGTCACCGGCAGTGCCTCGCCGGTCACCACGAAGTGAATATCCACGCCATGCGGATGCAGCGCCGCCAGGTAGTTGGCATCCGGGCTGCGGTCGCCCTTCTCGTAATTGAACTGGCTGGTCTTGGTCACTCCCGCCAGGGCCGCGAAATCGGCTTGGTTCATGCCCAGCCGCAAACGCTCCAAACGCAACCGGTCGCCAATTTTCAACAAAAGTCTCCCTCGGCGATTGACTATTCAACATTTGTTGAATATCGTTCACCTCAATTACTTCAAATCACACGAATGTTAACTATGGCCGACACCTATGCCACCGAGCAAGCCTGCAAAGAGGCGCGAACGCGTCTGGAACTCCAGGGTATTTCCGTAAAGGAGTTCGCGTTGCGCCACCAACTCAATCCCAGCACCGTCTATGCGGTGCTCAATGGCCAGAAGAAATGCCTGCGCGGCGAGGCCCACCGCAGCGCCGTGTTGCTCGGCATCAAGCCGACGCCAGCCACGGCCACCGATGCGCCCCAGACGTGAGCGTCGCCCTGAACCACCCCGTCAGCCCTGCCTCCCGGAGGTCCGCCCATCATGAGTGAATTCCGCCTGGTCTGCCCCGCCTGCAACGGTCCGCTGGTGATCCGTTGCAGCAAGGGCGAGACGCCCTGCTTCCGCTCGCTGTGGTACCAGTGCAAGAACCTGGCCTGTGGTGCCACCTTCGGCGGTACCCAGACCATCGACTACCAGCTCAGCCCTTCGGGACTACAGGCGCCGCGCCTGGTGCTGCCACTGGCGCCCTCGAAGATCAAGCGCGCCGCCACCCAGGCCAGCCGCATGACCAGCAACCAGAAGGACCTGCTGGATCCGCTCGAGGAGCCCACGCCATGACCCGCCACGATCTGGTGCCAGCCGGCTTCCGCCGTCGGCGTGACGCCCAAGCGCAGGACCCCTGGCTCGACCTGGCCGCCAGCAGCGCCGACCACCTGGTACTGGTCGACCCGCACGGCCAGCGCTATCGCATCCCGGTGGCGGACATCTCCGCCGCCCTGATCGAAGCGCCCGCACGCCCTTCCCGCCGCTAAACCACCCACCTTGACGCCGCGCCATGCCCGCCTTGCGTGGGTAGGGGCGAGTTGCGCCCTGAAGAGGGGAGAGACCATGCCTGCCGAGCTCTGCATCCCGCTCCAGCTCACCCCCGCGCAAGCCCGCGCCTATCTGCGCTGGCTGGCCGCCCAGTATCGCGCCGGCCTGCAGGAGCACTGGTGGGACGACCGCTATCGCACGGTCCCGGCCGGCCCCCTGCGCCGCTGGCGCATCCACCACGACCACCCGGCCCTGGCCGCCGTGGCCGATACCGCCCGCGCCCTGCGCGCCGAACTACGCAACCTGGAGCAGCGTCCGTGAAGCTGTGCCTCGATGTCACCCTGTCATGCGATTCCCAGCAGCCACCGCGGATCGTCTTCAATCTGCCGCTCCTGCAGGTGCAGCAGGCCTACAGCTGCGCCCAGTTGCGCGAAATCGCCCGCAGCTTCCAGATCCTCGCCCACGATGCCGAGCGCCAGCCCCAAGGCGAGCTGCGCCTGGTGCGGGAGCTCACTGCGGATGCACAGGTGAACCCTTGAGCCGCTACCCCATGGATCCGCAACTGCGCGCCGACCTGCTGCCACGCCTCGAACGCGAACTCGGGCTCAAGCTCAGCCCCGGTACCCACTACCTGCGCAAGGGCGAATGCCCGGCCTGCCACCAGCGCGAGCTGTTCACCGACTACGACGCCCCCTGGGTGGTGAAATGCGGTCGCGAGGCCAAGTGCGGCCAGAGCTGGCACGTCAAGGAGCTGTTCGCCGACCTCTTCGACGACTGGTCGGAGCGTTTCAAACCCAGCGCCTCGGCCCCGGCCGCCAGCGCCGACGGCTACCTGCAATTCGCCCGCGGCTTCGACCTGGGCCTGATCAAGGGCTGGTACAGCCAGGAAACCTACTGGGATCGCGCCCAGGGCATCGGCTCGGCCACGGTGCGCTTTCCGCTGGCCAAGGGCGGCTACTGGGAACGACTGATCGATCGGCCGGCGCGCTTCGGCAAGCAGAAGGCCCGCTTCCAGCCCGGCGCCAGCTATAGGGGTGTCTGGTGGTGCCCACCGGACCTGGATCTCTCGCAGGTCGAGGAATTGTGGATCGTCGAGGGCATCTTCGACGCCATCGCCCTGCGCCACCACGGCCTCGCCGCGGTTTCGGCCATGAGCAGCAACGCCTATCCGGAAGAATCGCTGCAGGAGCTGGCGCGGCTACGCGGCGGTCGCCTGCCTCGGCTGGTCTGGGCGCTGGACAACGAACCCGGCGCCCAGCGCTACACCCGTCGCTGGGTACGCCAAGCCCGGGCGCTGGGCTACCCCTGCACCGCCGCGCAGATCCCCCAGCCGGGGCGCAAGGTCGACTGGAACGACCTGCACCAACGCTGGGCCTTCGAGCCCGAGGCGGCGACGCGTACCGAACAGCGTGAACGCGACCTGGCCGAAGCCCGCCATCATGGGGCCCTGCTGCTGGCCGAGACCGCCAGCGAAAAGGCCGTGCTGCTCTACGAATGGCGCGAGCGCCACGAATTCCACTTCACCTTCGACAATCGCCTCTATTGGTTCAAGCTCGACCTGGACAAGTACAACAAGGCCCTCACCCACCTCGAGGAGTCCGAGCGCGACGAGGATCGCCAGCTCACCAGCCAGCAGCAGCGCGACAAGGCCATGCGCCTGGCCGGCAACGTGGTGGAGATCGCCAACTGCGCGCCCCAGGCCCTCTACTTCCAGCGCAACGAGATCACCGACGAATCCTGGTACTACTTCCGCGTCGACTTCCCCCACGACGGCCCGGCAGTGAAGAACACCTTCACCGGCGCCCAGGTCGCCGCCGCCAGCGAATTCAAGAAGCGCCTGCTGGGGATGGCCGCCGGCGCCGTCTTCACCGGTAGCGGCACCCAGCTGGACAAGATCATGAAGGACCAGCTGTTCGGCCTGAAGACCGTGGAGACCATCGACTACGTCGGCTACAGCCGCGAGCACGGCTGCTACGTCTTCGGCGACCTGGCGGTGCGCGATGGCCAGCTGCACCGGGTCAACGACGAGGACTATTTCGACTTCGGCCGGCTGCGCCTCAAGACCCTGCAGAAGACCATTGGCCTCAGGCCCAATCCGGTCGCCGGCGACTACCGCCACGACTGGCTGCCGCTGCTGTGGACCTGCTTCGGCTGCAATGGCCTGACCGCCCTTACCTTCTGGTTCGGCTCGCTGTTCGCCGAGCAGCTGCGCGCCCGCTACCAGTCCTTCCCCTTCCTGGAAGCCACCGGCGAGGCCGGCGCTGGCAAGACCACCCTGCTGACCTTCCTCTGGAAACTGTTCGGCCGGGCCGGCTACGAGGGCTTCGATCCGTCCAAGTCCTCCACCGCCGGCCGCAGCCGCGCCATGGGCCAGGTCGCCGGCATGCCCATCGTGCTCATCGAGGGCGACCGCAACGACCCGGAGAAGGCCCATGCCAAGAGCTTCGACTGGGACGAGCTGAAGGACTTCTTCGGCGGCGGCACCCTGCGTACCCGCGGCATGAAGACCGCCGGCAACGAGACCTACGAACCGCCGTTCCGCGGCACCATCGCCATCAGCCAGAACGCCCCGGTGAGCGCCTCCGAGGCCATCCTCACGCGGATCGTCAAGCTGCACTTCACCCGCCCAGTGCTGACCGACGCCAGCCGCTCCGCCGCCGACAGCCTGAGCCGCATGGACGGCGCCGCCCTCAGCCACTTCCTGCTGCTGGCCACTCGCCGCGAGGCCGAGGTCCTGGCGCTGTTCCACGAGGCCTTTCCTCGCTACGAGACCAAGCTGCGCCGCCTGGGCGACAACTGCTTCTGCTGCGGCGCCCCGCTCGCGGCCAACGACCACCGCTGCCGCAGCTGCCAGAACGAGCTGGTCGGCCATCTGCGCATCGAACGTATCGTCAAGAACCACGCCATGCTGCTGGCCCTGCTCGACGGCCTGGGCCTGGTGGTGGAGCTGCCACCGGGCATGCTGGCCGAGACCCAGCGCGCCCTGGTGCGCATCGCCCTGGAGCGCCAGGCCGCCATCAGCGCCGATCACCCGGCGGTCGTCGAGTTCTGGCAGGTTTACGACTACCTGCAGTCGCTCAGCGGCGACCCGGTGGTCAACCACAGCCTCCACGGCTGGGAGATCGCCATCAACCTCAACGAATTCGTCGAGCGCGCCGCCGAGCACCGCCAGCGCCTGGCCGACCTGGGCACCCTGAGAGAACTGCTCAAGGACAGCCGCCAATTCAGATTCATCGACAACAAGGTGGTCACCAGCCGCATCCGCGCCCTGCAGCGGCAGCGCAATCCGTTGGAAGACCGTCCGGACAAGGTGCGCTGCTGGGTGTTCGCCAATCCCCACTACAGCCCCGCCGAGCATGGCCGCCCGGCCAGCCGGAGTCCGGCATGAAGCACGCCACCCCACGTACCCCGCGGCAGCCGTCGCGTACCCCGACCGCCGCCGGCCGCGCCGGCCACCCGAGGAGATAGAGCACCATGGCCCAACTGGATAGATTCCTGCGCGAGGACGAGGTGCTGCGGGTCACCTCCCTGTCGCGCGCCACCCTGTGGCGGGCGATCAAGGCCAAGCAGTTTCCCAGCCCGGTGAACCTCAGCGCCGGCCGCGTCGGCTGGCGCGAATCGGCGATCGCCGCCTGGCAGGTCGACCCCATGCGCTGGAGCGCCGACGGTGCGGCTTGAAGCAGCGTTCAGTGGATGATGTGTTTCTCTAACCAGTCCGCCCAGGTCTCCAGCCCGGCGCGCTTCTCGGCGAAATAGTCGTAGCGGTCATAGTGCTTGGAAGAGACATCGTTGAAGGCATGGCCCTGGATGCGATCGCGCAATTCCTTGCTGAGGCCCGCGCTGGCCATCAGCGTCTTACAAGTCCGTCGCAGGTCGCGCAGGGTGAAAGGCGCGGTAAAGTCCGCGGCATGGCGGCGATAGAGGTTGGTCACCGCCCGCGACAACGACTGCACATTCAGCGGCTGCCCCGGCACGCGGCCCTGGAACGGATAGGCGCCGTTGGCATCGATCTCCGCCATGGTCTGCAACACCTGGCGCATCGGCGCATTGAAGGGCACCACATGCAATTGCCGCTCACCCTGCACCCGGCCCTTGGTGCTGCGGATCACCAGGTGATCGTCCTGGTACAGCGCCCGCTCCGAGGCCAGTAACTGCTCCGGCCGCTGCCCGCCGGCGGCGATGAGGAAGCGGATCAGCTCGGCGGTGGTCAGGGACAGTTGCTCCGGCAACAGCTGCCACAGGGTGCGCAACTCCGCCTTCGACAGGGCCCGGTCGCCCGGCTGCTCCCAATCCTCCTGCACCGGAATGCTCGCCACCGGATTGCTCTGCAAGCCGAAGCGCACCTTCACCTGCAGATAGCTGCGCGGGTTGTACTCCTGCTCCAGGCCCACCTGGAAAGCCGCATGCAACTGGGATCTCAGCCGGTTGCAATAGGTGGTCACGCCCTGGTCGATCATCCGGCTGAGGATGTCGCGGATCTGCGCCGGCCCCACCAGCGCCGCCGGCCGCCGCACCAACTCCGGAAAGGGCTCGCTGACGTAATGGCGAAACGACCAGGCCACGTTACCGGCCGAGGCCGCGCCCTCCCCCTCCAGCTTGGCCACATAGGCCGACAGCAACTCCTGGAAGGTCCCGGCGCTCACCACCACCTCGGCCTCCGTCCGGCACCTGTCCCGCGCCTGGGTCAGGGACAAGTCCGGCCAGTTGCCCAGTTTGGTCAGCTTCTTCGCCCCACCCACGTGGCGCTGGAAATAGAACTCCTTGGTGCCACTGGGCCGCACCTTGAGCACCAACACCCCCTCCCCCCGCGCGCCGCGTCCGTCGGAGGTGACATAGTCCTTCTCGCGCGGCTTGAGCGCGCGGATCTGCCGTTCAGTGAGCAT